GTGGAACACGCACATCCAATTCGATACCACAACTTCCGCGCTTAGTATTCGCGGCTTTTCTTGTTTCCGAAACAATACCATTAGTACGGATATAATAGCCCGTTCGCGCGGTGTCTGAGATGCCAACATAGTTTCGTGTGCCGTTTTGCGTAACATTTAAAGTAACAACCTGTCCTGCAGTATCTTTTACCGCGATGCCATTACCGTTAACGTTTACATTTACGGCTGCCATTGCAGTATCAATCTTTTTGATTAGTTCGGTTATTATGTCTTGTGTTACGTACATTATAAAGTAATCTTATTAAAACCCCCTATAGTAAATCTATTTCTTCTAAAATTGCTAATAGTTCATTTCGTGCAGCGGTTTCGCCTAATTCGCGTTCGGTATCTGATACGGTTGAAATGTCTTTGCTAAATCTATCTTCGTTAAATTCCATTATATTTGCCATTTCATCATTCGTATAAGTAATGGCGCTATTCAATCCGCTTTCAGTTACTTTAATACTTTGAAATAGTGAACCGCTAAAATTTAAATCCACCGTGCCCGACTGCCTACCTGTTAAATCTCTTAGTTCTTTATAACCCTGTGTCAAATACTTTGTTTTGTGCGGGTTGCCATTTTTAAAAACCGTTTGACCGTTTTTACCTTGCGGCTTTATACCACCTGCTGAAACAGTTGTAAGGGTTAACGGGTTTATATAAAATGGATTTACACTATAAGTTCCTATCTGACTACCTGAACTATCTAAGCCTAAAAAAAATATCCTTTGCTTGTATTCTGCAATAACTTGAAACGCCGCAGCTTGTGAAATCCTACGCGCTGTGTTTTCATCGTTTACAACCTGTGATAGTATTTCTAAGCGTTCAGATATAGTCATATTTTAGCCCTTTTTTTTCAACAACTTAGCCGGGGAACATTGGGTACATTCTTAATCTTGGTTCACATCTATAACAAAAACGGTCGGCTTCAAGTAACTGTATAATATTATCAATTTCGTTATCTAAAGCCTCAATACTCGCGTTTTCCCATTCTGTTATTTTGATATTTGCCCATTCGTTACCGTGCGTTTTAATTAAGTTCAAACGGTTATTAGGCGATACCCATTCTTTTAAAATTTGCACGCCCGTTTGGTACAAAATCGCCATGCCTAAACGGTCTAAAAATTGGCATATAATATCAGTATCAACACAATCAACACGTACACATGCGCCTAAATAGCCTTGCGGCTGTGCTGCTATGCCATTCCAACCCGTTACATCTAAAACAGTATCGCCGCATGGCTTGCAGTTCGTTGCAGCATTGCAAGTGTACAGATAAGGCGCTATATTAGTAGTGTCGATTGTTACTAATAATAGGTCTTCTTTAAAGTACTTCTTAACAAATATGTGCATTTCCGTATCTGCAAAAACAGTAACAGCCTGACTAAATAATATATTGCCTGCATAATCTGTAACGTATATAGTTGTATTGCCGTTGTTAGTTGCTTTAAATTTGACTGAATCGATAAAAATACGGCTTTGCGGGCTATCTATCCACTTCTTAGATATTTTAATGCCACGGTTAAATGCTACGGGCATATCAATAACATTCGATACGCCGCAAACAGCATATTTAGAACCGATGCTATTTAATTTTATACCCCTTGCATTTAGAACAGCCTTTAAGCGTTTTTCAACTACATCGGCAGCAAAATACATCTTTTCCTGTACTGTTAATGTAGCAGAAATAAGCGCTTCGGAACTAACAGCCGCGACATTATTTATAGTTAAACCTTCTAAGTTTTCTAAATAATAACCGCTTGTTGGTACCGTGTTAGGCGCATAACAGCCGTTTAGACTTATTATGTAGTTTTCTAAGCAAGTAGGTGTATTAAGATTCAGCATCTAATTCTGTTTGTTTTTTACGACCGCGTTTTTTTGGCTTTTCAGTTTCGGTTATTTCTTCGGCTTCAACGGCTTCATCGGTTTCGATGGCTTCGGCTTCTTGTCGTCCTTGTCCTTGTCCTTGTCCTTCATTTTGTTGTTTTTGAATTACAGATAATAAACCCTCTGAATAATAAATATCTTTTGGAAAGTCATTTTGCTTTACAGCTTTTTCTACAGCCTTGTTAATACTTTCGCTGCCTATTGTTTTCTTTTGTGTTGTATAGTCGAACAAATAAACAACATCTTCATTATCGGTACGCTGTACATTTATAGCGCCGTAATATTTGCGAATTATTGTTAGTGCTTGTGCTATTTTTTTTGAATAGTTTACCATGTGTTTTTATTTTAAAAAGGGGGCGGTTTCCCGCCCCTAAATCATTATTACTAAATTGTACCGTTATAAGTATCGTTACATGCAACGCTATCAGTTATGATAAGCTGTGCAGCACCTGTATTAGCACTTGTAGTGTAGAAATTGCTATAAGTTCCGAATACAAGACCTTCACCTAAAACTTGTGCAGTTGGCGCACCATCAAAAGAAGATGAATCCAAAACCCAATCAAGGTCGGTAAGCGTTGCACCTGTTGAAGGCGTTGAAGCGCTGTAAACATTGTATAGAGTTTCAGTTGAAACAGTAAGCGCAACATCAGCACCAGTAGCGGAAACAATAACTACTGAAGTTACAGCCGAAGTAGTGAAAACGTTAATGATTAAGCCTGTGCCATCCCAACCACCTGCAACGGTGTAAACATAACCAGCAGCAGCCAAAGCGGCTTGGGCGGCAACGATAAAGCCATTAGCACCACCTGCAGTACCTGTGTCAAATGTACCACCTACAGAAATAGGCAAGCCATTGATTTGAATAGCAACTGCATCAGCTACATCGATTTCCTCACCAAAGAAAAGTTCACCTGTAACAGATTTTTTGTAGAACAAAGCGTTACAAGCAACTACGCATTCATCAGCTGATTCGCAGAACGTTGCATCGGTAGCAACAGGCGCACCAACAAAACCACATGCTGGTTCAATATCGCAGTATCCTGTATCAGCACAAACAACTTCATATTTGAACACGTCTAAAACGCCGTCAAACAAACAGTCTTGTTGTGCCCAACATTTAGGCATACCAACTACAGCCCAATTAGTAGCGAATTGGATATAAAGTTCAATTTCGTCATTACATTTAACGTAAGACATTACAACATCATGCTCAATGCCTAACCAAGGGTCTACAACTGTAGTACGCATTTGGTCTTCGAAGTCATAAGTAAACTGACCTTTATTTTTTGCGTATGTGATAAGTTGAAGCGCACCCGGTGCCATTGCAATAACTTCATTAGGATTGCCAAAAGCAGCGCCTAAATTAGTATCGTAGAAAATTGAACGGGTGATGTCCAAAAGTGAAGCATCAAAACCGAAGTCGTTACCGCTTGCGATTTGGCGTGCTTTACGGTATTGGTCCAACAAAGTACCACCTACCAAAATAAGCTGCTGTTCAATTTCGGCTTGTTTGCGGTCGCTATCTAAAATAGATTCGCCTACAGGGTTAATGCCTAAACCGTTAGCGAGGAACAAAGGCAAGTTTTTAGAAGTAACTGCAGGGTCGTTACAATCGCATTTTACAAAGCTACCTACATAACCGCCATTAGCGATAACTGTAGAAACTTCTTTACCAAGTTTGTTAATGTGATTTCTTAGAACTTCATTAACATAGCTGTTTTGATAATCGGCGCGGCTTTCTTTGATACAACGGATTAACTCATCGTCAATCTTAATTTTCTGTGAAACCGTTTTGTTTTTAATTTCTACTTCATCGTACAAAGGCTTAACAACATCGCCATCAGTAGGGCAATATTCAAGGCTTGTATTTGTAGATTCAGCCAAACGTGGAAAGAAACGGCGTGTTACTTTGTAAACTTTACCGTTACCTTGTTCAACAGCTTGTACATTACCTAATTTTACCTGTGATGCTGATTTGTTTGCAGCACTAACAAGCAATTGCAAAAGGCCGATATTAGGTGAAGGCATAGAGCGCATACCGTTGTTATTATTCAACGATATGTCTATAATTTTCCACGCATCAGCGAGTTTTATAGTTGACATTTAAAGAATATTAAATTTTGAAAAATTGTTTTTTGTTTGGCATTTACCACGCTGCCGTGCGTACTGTTTTTTTTCTGTGCCGCAGCACCCTATTTTGTGAGAGGTCGTTACTGCAAAGATAAGTTGTTTTAAAATAAATAATTTTATAAATTTTTTATACGATTATTTACACTAAAAAAGGCAGCCCTTTCGAACTGCCCTGACAAACTTTAAACCAAACTTACAAACTAAATTAAACCATTTTCTTGCATGTATTTTAATCGCGCGGGGTGCATACCGCTTTTTGTTTTTTCATCAATTTCAAATGATTTTGATTGGCCGCCGTTACTTTGCTTTTCGAAATTGTATTCAGCTGCAATAATTTCAAACAGCGTTTCATACTTTAGGTTTTCGGTAGGCTTAGATGGGTGCTTTACGCGGTTGCCATCTTTGTTCACCCAAATATTACTATCGGCATCAATTTCAAAATCAAAACCACGTTCGCGTATTTCTGCTTCTAAGATTGCACGCATTTCTTTAGGTGCTAATCTTGGATTCTTAACAGTTTCAACAAGTGAACCGCGTACTTTATCTATTTGCTGGTTCTTAATGTAGCTTTGAAATTTGCCCTGTTCTTCTTTAATAGCTTGTTGCATTAGCATTTCCTTTTCAGTTAGCTTTGCGTTAGCTAATTCTAACTGTTGCGTCAATTGCTGCAACTTTTGCGCATCGGCTGAAGTGTATTCAGATTTAAGTTTTTCCAATGTTTCTAATTGGCTATTCTTTAAATCAGAAACAATAGTTTTAAACCTATCTTTTTTGTCGATAGCTTCATATTTCTTTAGGTCAATTGCAAAAGCATCGGCTATCTGTTTTTCTGTTTTAGCGTATGCAGCGCCAAATAGTTCCGCGCTTTTAGCTTCTTCAATCTGTTTGCCTAAACGTTCCTGTACAGTACGTTCAAGTTTAGATACATAACCCGTTACGGCTTCATCTAATGTAATTTCGTTTGATTCTAATTTTAAAATTAGTTCGGGTTCAATACCCAATTTTTCTACAAATTTGTCTAACATTTCCATGTGTGTTTAAACTTTAAAAAATAATTTGGTAAAATCGTCAAATGATATAGCTAACGGTAATTCAAAACCGCTTTTTAAAATAACCTTAGTAAACTTTTCGCCATCGTTAAATTCAGATTTATAAAACGTGGCTATTTCATCTAAGTCAATATAACAATAATCTTCAAGTTCAACTATAAATTCAGTTTCACTATCTGACTTTAAATGTTCATCTATTTCTTTTCTGATTTTAGCGGCTGTTTTATAGTCTTCTATTTTAACCGCTTCATCAAAATCATTTTGCAGTTCCTCAAGTGTTTGGGGTTCATCATTGTATTCAAGATGAATAACGAATTTATGAAATCGTGCCATATTATCTACGTTTATTTGCACAGCCGCAGCCGCGTTTAGGGGTTACAGTTCGTTGTATCGGTTGCGCGGGTTCTGATACGTGAATAGTGCCTAAGTAATTATAATTACCTGTTTGCTGTTCTGTGTACCATTGCGCGGGGGTAAACTGATATTCAGTACCGTTTGTTTTATGCTTTGCTTTTATGACTAACATTCTATTAAGGTAAAATTTATTAACTGATTAGGTTGAAATATTTTTATAGCCTCAAACCATCGCGCATCGGGAACAACCATACAACCAGCGGACCAATTATCTACAAAACTACCAATGCCGCCGCGGTGAAAGTTGATACCATACCAACCTTTAGTTTTAATCTTTTTATCTAAGTTGCAATCTTTGTTGCCATCGCGGTAAATCTCAATAGCGCCGTTTTGATAAAAGTAAGGCGCACCTAACCATAAAGATGACCACGTGCCCGAAGTTACAAATTTATGTGATGCTATAACTTGCTGTTCCGCTGCAACTGCCGCACCTGTTATGCCACCAACGGTTAACGGATTGAATATGTAAAAATCGCCGGGCGTTGTACTGCATGGCATTATCATATCGGCAACGCGGTTGTTAAATCTAATGCAATAATCCGCAAACTTATTATCAAATGTTTGGTCGGTTCTAATCCAAACAAAATCATTAACAGGTTTTACCCATCCGCGAATGTTCATTTCTGCATCTATCCATTGTTTAGCACCACCTAATGTTAACGGGCCAACTATACCATCAATAGCGCCCGAATAATAGCCACGGTCTTTAAGTAGTTTTTGAAAGTTTTGCATGTGTTAATCTTTTTTATAATTAGCGGACCTAACAGGATAAGCGATATGCCTACAATTAAAACCGCCGCGATTTTGACAAAAATTTTCGGGCGTTGTATTTGGTATCATGCCCGTACCGTTATCTTCAGCCCAACTTATTTCATCTTCTAAATCTTCAAATAATATTAACCCTAATTTACCGTTTTTTGTTTCTTGTACCCATCTTTCACATTGCGCGCGGCTATCTTTAACAATACTGCCAACGTATAACAGCGCATCCATTTTATATACTTTGCGCACCGCTTCATTAACAACGCCATCGTATTGTAGCAAAGCATCGCGTGAAGCCTGCAAAGATATTCGTTTTAAAACTCCTTGGCGCGCTTCAGTAGTTGTAAGCTGACCAGCTATTGAAGTAACTACATCTGTAAGGCTGCTACCTTGGTTAACGGCTACTAATAATTCTTGTTTAAGCGGGTTAATTAGCGTTGTTGTTAAGCCTTGACCTTGCATTGCCGCAACTACATTATTTACGGCCCAACTTTTAAAAGGATTCAAAAAACTTTTTGTAATATCTAAACCGTTTAGTTCGCTTTGAATGTTTTGTTGTTCAGCGGCTAATGTATCGAAATTTGATAAAAAACCGCTAACCATATCATTGTACCCCGACTGAATTAGATAACGTTCTATTGCACGTTTAAATGTACTAAGGCGGCTAATGTTTTCCTTTGAACGAACTAAATTACCCGAACTTGTTCTAAACTTTTCAATCCACGCCACAACAGATTTTACAAATTTAGGTTCTACTTTGTCGTACCTTTTTTGTAAAATTTCTATTGCTTTGTCGTTAATTCTTTCAGGTGCGTTGAGGTCCATTATTCGTTGTCGTTGTCGCTATCTTCTATATCTTGTTGTGCAAACTGATTCATATCTATTTCAGGTACTTGAACACTTGCAACCGCATCAAACCTTGGCGCTAACTTTGCATCAATAGCGTTTTTAATTGCTGTGTAATCGCTGTTCATTATATCAAAGCCATCGTCATAATACAATTCAGTAACAGCATCAAAAACAAATTGAGCGCTAATTGCATCCTTTTCGGTTATTTGTCCGCTTGCCAAAAGATGTACACGTTCATCTACTGTATAGAGATAAGCGCTGTTATACATGGCGCAAATAGTAGCTATTTGGCGTGCAACAGCATCGGCATTATAACGGCGGTCAACGTAGCTTATATAAGATTCGTAACGTATCGCCGCTGGTAATCCTTTTTGTGATAATGCAAATTCGGCCATTAGTTCCGTTTCGGTTTTCAAGTCAAACGAAATCGGCGCGTTTACCATTATCGGACTTTCAGTATCCATAAATACAATTGCCTGAATAATTTTTAAAACATCTTTATAACGCGCATAAACATCATCACTAATTTTACCTACTTCAATATATTCGGGTTCGCGGTCCATTTCTTTAGCTACGCCCGATTGTGCCGATTTTAAAGAACGGTTTATATTTAACACTTGTTCGGCTTTGCCTAATGATTCGGTGGCTACCTTGTTTGTTTCTTGAATCGTACTAACATCGGGGCTGTAATAGCGTATCGGTTCAACTTGTTGTTTGTCATTATCGCCAAACTTAGAAGTCGTAGGATTTAAGTTGTAGGCGGCCAACGGTGTAATGCTTAATGTTTTGCCATGCCCTAAACAAGTCTTACAAGTTATTGAAGTGTCATAATCATTTGGGTCAGGAACGCGCCCAACGCCATTACAACTGTTACAATCAACCCCTTCAACAAATTTAATAGGGAAGCATGTCGCAAGCATAACCGATTTATGCTGATTGTCAAATATAGCAGCATCATTAAGATACGGTATTGCAGGGCTAAAATCAGACTTGTAAATTTTAAACGTATTGCCATAAGAATCGTATTTAGGAACAACGCGACCGCCTAAAGTAACCCACGGCATAATACCGCTGTTATGTTCATAGATAACTTCAAACATTGTTTTATCGCCATACGCGCGGGCCTGTGCGTAAAACATATCAGTTACGATGTGATAATACAAAGGGTTTTCAATACCTAATGTAGCATATTTATTTTTACTTATGCCTTTATATATTAGTAGTCTGTATTCAGGGTCATTAAAAACAATCCTATCAGACTGAATTACTTTCATATCAATGTTAACGCGTACGTTATCGGTTTCGATACCTTCGCCTTCGGGCTGAATCAAAAGAACGGCGTTAGGGTCCAATACGCGGTTTGGAATAAATACAGAAAAAATATAATTTTGTAAATTAGAATCGCCAAACTTTTCATTTTCGGCAAATTCTTTCATATCTGTATTTTCAAAACGTACCGAATGTTTAGCAGAACTTAGCAGCCTATGCAATTCAGTTATAGCCTTAACTAATGGCGATTCTGTTTTAGGCTGATAGGTATTTTTTCTATAAGCTAAAATTTGTTCATCTTCATTTGGAAATGCCTTATCCAACGCGGGCGGCACTTCACCATAGAAGTGAGGTTTAATGCTTTCATAAATACGTTTCCAATCCGAACGAAAAGGGTGCACGGGTGGATTTAGTATTGTAGCATTTACAGAATCTAAAAACTGATAAAACTGTTCTAAGTTCATTCTATTTGATTTTAAATAGGGCGGCTACATTAAATAACCGCCCTTAAAACTATCTAACTATGGAGTAACAGTAACAACAAGTGAACCCGTAACGCCCGAAGCATCATTAGCCGTAGCAATTACAGTAACTAAGCCTGAACCTGTTGCAGTAAGCAAACCGCCAACGCTAATAGTAGCAGAACCCGTACCGTTAACAACTGACCATGTAACAGTAGCATCAGTAGCATTCAATGGCAGAATAGCCGCAAGCATTTGCAACGTAGCACCATCGGCTACAGTAGTAACATTACCTGTACCTGTAACAACAATTGAAGTAACCCAACAAACGTTATAAGGCAATGTTAGCAAGAAGTCTAAAGACAATTGGCTAAATGTACCTAACTGTTCATTGTATCTAAATTCAACAGTCCAATACGCATCATCCTCATCAGTTTCTGCAATCTGATAGAACGGTCTAACAGTAACGTTTGAATACCAACCTAAGAATCTACCATCACATGTCACAAAGCCAAATTCATAACCAGCAGCTTTAGCAGGATTTGATAGGAAATTGTAAAGCGCATCAATAGTAAATGTAAGGTCATTTTCTGCATCGGTAAGTGAAACAACACGCGACTGTTTTACTACCTCCTCTTGTCCGCAGCTACCGCGTTTTTTAGTAGTAAATTCAGGTGCAGGCAAACCACCGCTGATACGTGAACCGTTTACGCGACCGAAAACATTTTTATCAGCTATTGCAGTTTCCCACTCAGTTGAATCTGTAATATCAGTAAATTCGTAATTACATTTTTTTGCAAACCAACCAGCGATACCACCACTATAAACAGTTGAATCGCACGGGTCGCAAAGATAGTTAGGGGCGTTATCCTCATCTATGCAAGGCGGGCAAACGCCGAACGCGCCCAAAAACCCATTTATGAAAGAAATATTATTCATGTTTTTTGTTTTTAAAATATTTGTAAATGAATCACGACCTCATCTACATTGCTTGTTATCTAAACGACATCTTTTGTCAAATGTCAAATCTAACAAAAACATTCGGTTATCTTCGGGTTTAGAATCATATCTAAAGTTTTGATACTGCACCGCGTCAACTGTTACGTAATTGCCTCTCACAGCTTGCTGTAGTAACTTAATGTAAAACGGTGGCACAGCGCCCGAAATAATACCGTAATTTTCTGTTATATCTTTACTAATAACTACATTTCTATCATTTTCTACAATCGCCTCAGTATCGCCAAAGAACTCAACAGTTCCAAAGATACGAAGCGAATTAT